TTTGCAATTCTACATAATCGCAAAAGTTTGATTCAACAAACAATTTGGCTGATGGGTAAGGTTCGTTTGTAATAAGCTTCTTGGTACTTGGAAGCGTTACCACGTTTGGATCGTCTGTCGTATTTTCATAGTCATACAAGCCTGTCAATACATAAATTGACAGATCTTCCTGTATTTTTTCTTTCCACTTAGCGAGCGAAAGCACTTCCGAAAGGGAAGCGAACGATGCGGTAGGTGAAGTAATAATCACCGATTCGACCTCAGCCAAAGGAACGACACATCCTTTGTTGACTCCATTCGGTAAATATGCTGAGCAAGTTCCTTGTCCGTACATTGTTTTTTATTATTAGCAAGGTGAATTAATTATTTGAACTTGTAAATCTTGCAGCTCTATGGCATCGACATAATCGTTAAGGATCAAACTCTCATTAAAATAAGGGCGCTGGGTACCCCAGTTAACCCGATCTATTTTAGTATGATCAAATGTTCCTCCAAACGTTCTTGACGCTTTAAGAGCTTTCAATAGGCTGTCGTAAAGTGGATACAGAATTGGAATAATTGTGTTCACATATCTGTCCGCTGAACTGTATGACTGCTCCGTATAAGTAATGATAAGAATGTTTAGGCTGGCTTCCGTTGGCTTTAACGTTTGTCTGCGTTCCGGAAAATCTTGTATCAATGCAATTAATGGATACTTTTGGTATTTGTAAAGCAGTGTGGCCGCATCTTTTTCCGTGAGCTTGTTTGCAATCTCCAAGAAATGGCCATGCTCGTAATAAGGAGCTTTGGCATAATACGGTTTATTATCACCACCTATAACACCATCTATCGATAGTACCTTAAAGTTGTGGTCTGTAACTTCAAAAGCAAGGTAATCTTTGCCCTCTATTTCTACAGGCTCATTTTCTAAAAGGCTGTTAGGTGCAGTTATTTTAAAGATGTTTGTGGTGCCTGCAACTAACTGAACGCTCGTGATAATATCCGTCTTTCGTAAAGACTTTACTACATCGCCAAACGTATTGACTATCGCTATTTTAGAATCCGAAAACATTGATCTTTTTTAAAGGAGTAAACTCCCATTCCGGGAAAATTGCTTTGTTTGCCAAAAGGTAATTAAACAAGGAGGCAGCATCATTGGAGTGTTGGTAGCTTTCAAGATCCAGCTTTTGCGCTGGGAAGTCCTGCCCTATTAAATCTGATGCCTTGTTAATTGCCCGTACCATCTTATCATTTAAAGACGCTCTATTGGCGTTTTCTGTTTTTGCCTCTACTTCACCTGCACCTGTTGATGATGTTACATTGTTCGCTTGGTACTGATAATAAACATAACAAGCAATAAAGCTCTGACCTTTGGTTTTTAATCCAGGATAGGGCCTTGTTACTGTTTTGCCGTCAAGCACAAAGGAAAACGATTTGCCGTCAATTAAGTCTTTAAACCTGTCTGTCGTGGCGTCGTCTTTATAGGATAAATACAATGGGTACCCAAGTACCCTAAGTAGTATCTCATCCTCATAAGTGCTAATCGCTTCCGTTATTTTAGCCATTTGCAAAGCCTTATCGGAGTTTGCAATAGCCAGTTCCAGAACGAAATATGTAGTGTCTATCAACATTACTTTTTAAGTTTGGCAGGTGTTTTGGCTGATTTTAATTCTGTACTTTCAACCTGTGCTTCTGATGCTAACTTTGCGGCGGCTTCCTCTTCGATTGCTTTGTTGGCTGCTTCCAAGTCCTCAAGTTCCTTTATGGCGTCTGATGCTGCTTCTGCGTTATCCGCTTTTAAAGCTTCTTCGGTGTCTGCTGCTAACTTTGCGGCGGCTTCCTCTGCTTTTGCTGCATCGTTTTTGTCCATTTGGTCAGAAACATTATTCCAGGCTGAATCTACATCTACACCGTTCCCCGATGCCGGGATTTCGTCGTCGTCAGGAAAGCTTTGTAATTCCATTTCCATTCCTGGCGTCCGCTTCACCCTTAGCGAGAGCGACTTTTCAATCGCTCTCAGTTGCTCTTGGGTGCCTTTTATAATTAGCAAATGTTCCACTGATTACGGTTTTTCAAGTGCTGTAATTGCGCTTGCAAATGTACCGTAGACAAACCAGTACGGGTTGTAGATAGGAACAATAAGTTCTTCTTCTGCAATAACAGTAACCTGGTTCTTCTTTTTGTCAGTGGTGTCTTCGCTGATTTGAATTGTGAGCGGAGTGTATTCTGCGATTTCAATAGCCCTCTGGAAGTCACCTACTAAGAAACTACCTGCTGGCATTGCATTGGAAATAGCAATAGGCATCGAACTAATGTTCATCCGGCCTAAAGCATCGCGGCTGATACCAATGTATGCAGCATCTAAGTCTTTAATAAGACCCAGTTTCTCTGCTGTGTTGGCATGTAAAACGCATCCAGTGGCTTCATATTCACCAGCGTTAAGGTAAGCCTTAGCAACTGAAAGAACGTCAAATTCCTGAGCATTGTCAATTGAATTATACCAATAGTTTTTCCATGTAGCAGTCCAGTTGGCAGCGACGTTGGCGTCAGCGGCATAAGCCCGGTTGATTAAGAAACTATATGAGTCAATAACCTTAACAGTATATTCATGGTCATATGTTCCGCCTGTGGTTGCTGCAAAAGTAATAAGGTCACCGCTTTTTAATCCGTGAGGAACAGTGGTTGCCATATTAACGATTGTTTCCGTGCCTGCATTGTAAGTGGCAATACTAAGGAAGTTGGTTGCAATAAATGAACCTGACAGCGTTAACGACTGAGCACTTTTAACGATACCGGAAATGTTATTACCTGCACCATCACCAAACAATATTTGGAAGTCCTCCACGTTCTGCATTTGGTCCGGAAGCCTGTTAAGAATCCAACTGGATACCCAGCTCAAACCGTTTGTTTTAAAGTAACGTTTTGAAATTTCAATAGCCCGTGCAATACGTTTAATAGTCCAGGTATTTTCACGAGTTTTGAAAGTCGATAAACCTGCTTCCGTATTTTCTGCCAGCATAGCAAAGCCCTGAGTCAATGGATCAGTATAGCTGTAAACTTCCGGAGCCACGATACTTGTTGAGCTCGTAGGCCTTACTGTCATAAGGTTACGAATATGAGTTTTACGAACAGGAACATCACGTACATTAGCCACAAATTCTGTAACCTCAATAGTTCCAGTATGGTCTGATGTAATAGATACAGCAGTCTTTTGACGCATTTCGTCCAATTCTGCAGAGCTTTTAATTGTTCCATCCTGCAATATACCGTATTTTTCTGTTCCACCTACAAGACCGTTGGCTTCAAATTTCTTAAAGTCTTCCGATTTAAACAAGTGGTCCAATAAAGCGGCAGTCCGTTCCTTAAATGATACAGGGCTGTTCTTTGCTTTACGTTGTACGATTACGCTGGTTTCTTTAAGGCCTGCTATGCTTTCGCCTTGTTTCACCTGTATTGCAGTAATGTCAGCATGTTTAAGGCCTATCTTAGCGAGCTCCTCTTTAAGCCCTACGATTTCCTCATTGCTTAACTTAGCCAAGTCCTCTGCCGTTGCATACCCTTTTAAACTCGCTTCAAATTCTGTGCGGGCTTTGGTAGCTGCCTTTTCAGCGATCAGCTCGTTTTCTGCTTTAATTTTAGCCACTAAGGTTTCGGCTTGCTCATCCGTAAAACCTGCCAGAGGAGCCATTGCAAGAACAGCACCGGCAAAAGTTTGACTCACAAACGGCATACATATAATCGCTATCAAGGCGAATACCGTCAAGAGTTTGTGTTTTGAAATCCAGCCAAACAGCGTAGGCCCGAATCCGTTTGAAAATTTTCGTTTCATTTTGTTTGTGTTAATTAAGTGAATAAACGTTGATTTAGGTATTCATATGCTGACTGGCCTTCGTCTTTGGTATCGTCTACGGCCGGCTCTCTTTTAAGAGTGTCCTTTAACGATGTCTCAATTTCAAAAGATTCAGAAATCATCTGTTTTATTTGTGCAATTTGCAATTCAAAGAGCTGCATACTTTTATCCGAAACAGTGCCGTTCTTTAATTGCTTTGTAAGCCCGTCCATCCGCTCGTAGAGCTTCATTTGAACAAGTTGCTTGTCGTTGGATTTGACGCCCATGTAAGGCGTTAACTTATTAGCTCCGAACCCAACTGTGGAACCCTCCCAAAGGGTTATCTCTTTAACGATAAACATATATCCGTCGGCGATTGCTTTTTCTGGATTAAGCAATATAGACAGCCACATATTCCATTCCTTGCTTTCCGGATCAATATACATAAGGTTATTATACCGGTATCCAATGGAGTGGTTATCGTAAATTTTTTCCTGGTACTTAATAAGAGTATCTGTGCCGTCTGTACTTTGCGACATTGCTGTTTCAAAATATAGCCCAAATATTTTGCGCCCTATAAACTCCACTTCCTTTTCAACAAGAGTTGTTATTTTGCCCGGAAGTTTAGTAAGGTCGTGAAATAAAGCATGTTTAATCTTTTCAATGGAATTGCCAGCAGGGCCGCGGTCCGAAATAGACTTTGCAGCAACTCCAGGTATCAACACATCGTTAGAGCTGTCCAGGTAATTATATGCATTATAAAGGCCTGTCACTGTGCGTTTCTGCAAGTCAATATCCTTTACAAGTATTTCCGGGCGATCGCTTTTAACGGAGTAAAACTGGTTGAGCTTGTCTTGTTTCATACGAGCTATTTCTGCACTCATAACGCTTTCGCCCTGTGCATTCCATATCATTTTACATGCTTCTACACATGCTTCTTCGCTGTCAAAGGATGCCAATATTTCAGCGTCTGCAATACTGCGAGCGACAAAGTCCGTGAGGGCTTCGTTACGGTTTGGGTGTAGAGTTGCCATTGTCGTCTTGTTTTTGTTCTTCTTGTGGTGTTGTTTGAGTTGCCGAAACCTTTTGTATTACTGCTAATTGTTCCGCTGTTAAGTCCCAGATGCGAATATCTCCGCCTGGGTATTGTGGTAGTCCAACAGAAAAAAGCCATTCATTATGAGTGATTGCACCTTGCAACCATAACCTTTCCATGTATGTAGAGGTACTCTTTTTTGTTTCTGCTTCATTCTTTTTGTCCGCTTGCAATACTGGAATATGATCCCATGTGGCATCAATTCTAATATTACCCTCATCCGTTTTTAACCAGTTGTTAAAATACTCCAGTTGGTTTTTTGTTTCAGGTATTACAGTGCTTTGGTACAAACGACGTTCGCTGGCTTCCTGGTTTTCAAAAGTGGCTCCAGATAAATAAAGCTTTAAAAGTATTTCCGGCACTCCAAAGGCATTGCATACAAGCATGGCATCAGCGGACACCTCTTCAAACAGTTTTAGTTCGTCGACGTTTAATGTGGTTGCAGTGTAGTTCATTGGATACCGTAAGAACATATACTGGTATTGTTCCTCCAGTGTGCCATATTTCTTAAAGTCCTCTTGGATTTTAACCATATGCTCATCCATCAAAGGAAATGTTCCTGTTCCGTCTGTGAGGTTGCTGCTAAAAACACCTAACGCTCCTCTTTTGCGGATAATAACATTGCGACTCTCAAAAGCTTTTTCGATGTTGGTGAGCGGCATAGTGAGTCCAATTAACTTAGAGGAGCCGCGAATAAAATCTTGGTCGAACTTTATATTTACATCGTTACGGTGAAATATTTGCCCGGGTTCAATCTCTTTTTTGCCTGTGGGCAAGGAAAGGTAATACTTGTTTATAATACCCTCCAATGTGGTTTGATCAAAGTAACGTCCTGTTAAATCATAGCCCATAAGGTATGGAGGAAGCTGTTTGATGCTTGTTATGGTTTGGTAGTTTAACTCCGTAAATCCATCGGGTAAAGTGCCGTAATCGTAAGCATTTCCAAATATGGAATAATTAACTTCGCTTAATAGCTGCCATTCAGAATAGCTTTGCAGTGGGTTGGGGCGGCGAAGTATTTTAATTAAGTTAAGCAAATCAGGCCTACGAGTGCGGTCCAAATCAATATATTCCTTTGCTTTGGTGTCGTATATTCTAAAAATAAGGTTTGATTTTGCTTTGGCTTTTATTTCAATAATGGCTCTTAATACTGGATTACGTTCGAAAGCACTAAGAAACTCTAAGTCGTTGCCGTATCCAATCCAACTGGCGGAAGTGGAACCAAATCCTCCTAATAGGTCGGGTCTGCTGTTTTGTGCCTGTGCTTTTACTTTGGGCGCGGCTTTTCTAACTTCATACCCTAAAAACTCCATAATCAAATTATTTAAGATTTTACCACACGATTAAGCAGTGCAAATATATAACGTTTTTTATTAAATTGTTATTTGTTGCAAAAAAATAAACTCAGCTCGGTTAGAAGCTGAGTTATGGCGGCTCTCTTTGTCCGCCTTTTCGAACGGCCCTTGGGGCCTCTGGATTTACGCTTAGTAAGTTATTGGCGCCTTACTTTTTGTTATATTGTTCACAACACATTTGGAATCGTTGACCCTTCAGCGGAATGCAAATATACAAAGAAAATTAAAAAGGCAGTAATTGAGTAGTTAAAATTTCTGCAACTTCGTTATCGTACATCATAATATCAGTACCGTAAGATAACCATACTTCGTGTTCGGCTGCCCAGTATTTTATTACCCAATCAGAACATTTTGATTTACCGTTTATGTAAGTCTTAACCCAGTAATATCCTTCTTTTCTTTCCATCTTACAAAGTTTAAAAGTATGCCGGAGTATCCGCTCCAGCTCGGGGTTGGGTTATAGTGAACAAATTGCATTTAAAATATCTTCTTTCTGCATTTCGTTGTAGTAAAAAATAGTTATAAGATCCTCATTTGGTTCGTAATCCCTTGAATCAAGATTATCATAACACCATTTTCTGTTTTCTTCTGAATTGCTAATTGTGAACTTTTTCATTTTGCAAAGTTTTAAGTTGTTGTTTGTTGCTGTTTACTCTGTAAAAGTACAACCAATAACCACACATTCCTAATATTTTTATAATTATTTTTATGTTTAGGGCTAATTTATAATGATTATAAATAACAACCCACTACCATAAACGCCCTTTCATAGCCAGTACATAACGGGTTGGGTCAATAATATGGTTAAACTCATCCACAGGATCGGGAAGTATCGTTCCATACCTATCCACTTTTCGTTTATAGTTTTCGAACTCTGCAATAGCATTCAGTGATTTAGCAGTAATATAAATTCTATACGATTTCATTATCTTAATGCTTTCCGAGATTCCTGGTTTCTTTACTGCATACACATTGTAACCCGCATTCCTTAATTCGCGTATAGACTTAGGCTCTGCGCTATCAGCTACAATCAAATGCTCTTTATCGAACTTAATATCCTCAAGTTCTTGCTGCATACTTTGTTCCGTGTCGTTGCCTACATTAACGTTGGTGAGCCCTGTTTTATAAATCCTCTCATCAATATACAGCCCATCGCCTAAAATGTAATAGTCTGTTAATGTAGCTGGGTCCGGGCTATATCCAAAGTCCATGCCGCTGGGTAGCTGCTTGGCGCCAACAGGAATTTCGTCCACGACGCTCCAATTATTAAAAATTAACCGTGAAGTAAGAACACCCCAATCGCCCAAGCAATATATTCGCCAGTCGTTTTCGTCTATCTCTTTAAGCCCTTCCAACTGCTCGACATCCTCTTTGGTTGCGAATTTATTATCCTTGTAAGTGCAATGAATAAAAGTAACCTTTGCCTTAACGTTTAACGTGAGAAAGAAGTGCTTATTAATCCAGTGGTTTCTATCAATAGGGTTGAATATAAAAAAGAATTTAATACCTTCAAAACCCCTTAAACGTCTGTTTATTTCCAGCCAGTCTGATAAGTGAAACTCCGTTGCCTCCTCCAGTAAACAATATTTAAAATTTACAACAGACTTGATCTTTTCGCTGTCATCCAGCCCTTTAAACACTATCCTCCTGCCCGTTTTTTTGTTTGTAATTGTAAGGTTGCCGGGCGACTCTTTGAATGTAAACATAAACTTCAAACCCCATTCTACAATGATATTTTTCATACCACTAAAAACGGAATCGAATAACGTTGTGCCGTGCTTCCTTAGTACAAGATAATCACGCTTGTCCTCATATGTAAATTCCTGTAAAAACCTTTGGTAGGTGCTGTAAGACTTGGAGCTATTGGAGGAGCCCCATATTATGTTAAACCTTGTATCGCCATAAAATGCTTTTGATATCTTCCAAAAGGTATCAGTGTATAATGCAGAGTCTTGGAGGTTTATTATTTGCATGGCGCAAATATACGCAAAAAGACAGCGTCGCCGCTGCCTTTTATAAACGTGCCAACAGTCACCTCACTTAGCTGCAATAATTTAGGCCGTCGGGTCTCCGTTATAGGTTTTTAAGAGCTTGTAACTGCATGTCTATTCTTTTGCATCGAATATCCAGTCCGTCTTTTTCGTTTTCCAGTTTTCCTAACTCTGTAAGCAAGTGTTGAGTCGCTCTTTCTTTGATTGCATTAACGCCAATCACAACATCCAGTTCAGCACTAACCAATTCTCGTATTACCAACTCTGCCATATCTTTATACGGTTGGTTGGCGTTTTGGATTTCTTTTGTTAAATCGTTATCGTGTTCACACATACATCACAAGTATTAAAATGGTAAATCGTCCTCTACAGGTGTTGAAGGGAATGCTGCATTGTTACCCGCCGGAGCTGCATTGTTACTCTGTTGTGGTGCCTGTGTGCTGGCTTGTGGTGCCGATTCAGTACCACTTTGCTTGCTGTCAAGCATAGTCATACCCGTACAATTAATTTCGGTAACATAGCGTTTCACGCCGTCTTTGTCGTCGTAGGTGCGGTATTCAATTTTACCCTCCACTGCTAATTGAGAGCCTTTTTTGCAATACTGCTCTAATACTCCAGCCAGGGCGCCCCAGAATATGCACTTATGCCATTCTGTTTTGGTGGTCTTTTCACCTGCTTTGTTTTTGTATGTTTCCGATGTG